CAGACGATTGGTGGAAGCACATATAAGTCTATTGAGTTGTATAAGATTATGCGGTATGTCGTAATCACCCGCATAAGATTGTAGTTTCTCCCTAGTCTTATGATCTTCCTCCCTTGGGCGGTGATGTTTCTCCATTGCGTCACCGCCCTTTTTTTATACCATCAATTCAAAATGCGGTGCATCTATAAATGGTCTGCGACCCTGTGATCTGCGTAAATCTATATAAGCATTCATCGCACCCTCGGCAGTAAGATCACAACCACCAATGTCATTGATGTGCCAAGCTGCTCCCCACCTTAACGGAACCTTCTCATAGCCAGCACCCTCTGCCATAGCGTCAGCTATCTCGTCGTATAGATTGAGTTCCCATCTACCGCCGCCATTGTAGGCCATAAGATCAACAGCCAAACCATCTAAGTGTTTACTCTTCATAGTCTGCGATGCACCAGAGGCAACTAACTTGCGCTGTTCAGCCTTAGTACGAATGCCACAGATTACAGAGAAGTCTTGCTTAGTTACAGTAATAGCATACTGAACAATGCGTTGAAGCCTGTCATCTACAGTGCCTAGCTTTTGCAAGCTGCGCTTGCCTAATACATAATCCATAATATTCTCCTTGACCTAAGTGCATTGTCGCAGTAAACCTTAATATAAATCGGGGATGGTCTCCTTGATGTCAGTTAGATTAGGGCCTGTCGCAGTGCTAGTTGCGGCAGGTTTTTATTTTTTAAATCCTCTCATTGTTCTAATGCCAAAGCTGGCAGCTATACTTGCATACATACCCCACTGTACCCATAGCGGTGTGGTCTCAAGATTAGCAAAGCCCTGTGCCATTACGTCCTGCATAGAAGGAATAAAGTTCATCAGAAGAATAGCTACAAACACTACTGTCCAAAGCTCGTCTTTCCACGAATCCTTGCTAGCCTCTATAGCTGACTGTTCCCAATCAGTTTCAGAAGTGGCTTTCTTCAATGCTATCTCAGCGTTAGCTTTTTGTACTGCTGTCTTACCGTCTATGTAACTACTAGCAAGACCACTGATCGCAGTAACAATACCGCCTATCATTTTTCGTGCGATAGCCAGACAGCAAACGCTCCCGTCATGGCACCTGTAACTACAGAAATTAATGAAGCCTGTTGTGTTGATATGTCAGGCATAGATAATGCCCACTCAATGCAGCGGACATAAACTACAGTCATTACAAACATCATAAAACGAGGTAGAAGTTTGTACTCCAGTATCTTAGTAAAAACTATTGTCATTCAAAGCCTCCTTGCAAGCCTTCCATTATTTCCTTGACAGTTGGACGCCGCTTTACATTAGGAGAATAACGACACTGAAACTGTCTCGGACATTCTTTAAAACTAAAACTTGGATAGTGATACCCTATCGTATTATTTGGTCCTTTGTAAATGCAAACCATTTCGCCTTGTATCTTAGTGCGTTTAGCTAACTGGCAAGTAACAAACTCAGGATTAACCAAACCAGCATAAAAATAAGCAACAAGAAAAATCATTTAGTAGCCAACACAATTAAATAAATCCCACCACCAAGCAAACCAATTATACCTAAAGACAAAGCAGCTATAGCAGAGTTGTTAGCTATCTGTCTCTTAGCTTCCATCGCAGCATACACAGTTTCTTCCCTTTCCTTACGGATTTGTCTACGCATTTGCAACATATCGTCATATGTTGATGGGCCAAAGCGCATGTTAAGCATAAACTTAATTTCTTTTTCCCGTTCAAGTAGAGTCTTCTTGCGGATAACAATGTCCATTGCTTCCTGTTCAATGTCACCGCTATGAGAATGTTTTTCTAAGAGAGTAGGTTTCTTACGTTGAGACTCAGCTTTAGATATGTCAGCAACAGCAGAGTACCAAGAGCCAAGCTGTTTGCTTACGTCCTCTAGCTCACGACCAGCACCAACAAGAGTCTTAATACTTTTAAATGCAACATTAGCAGCAGCAAAAGCAGTAACAGGATCAATCATAAACTGTTACCTCATTTGGATTTACCTTCTGAGGAATACAATAAGCAGTGCCATAGTCATTAGATTGTGGGTAGCCAAAGCGACGGACTAACTCTTGGGCATACCAGTTACAAATATCTACTCGCCTAAAATAAAGTTCAGACTTTATAGGAACGCGCTCTGCTCCCATACCGAGATAAAGAACAAGGACAAAAACGTGAACCACATGCTTACCCCATCCTACTAAGAATAGTTAAAAGCATAATGATTGTTGCGCCAGATGTAGCTATAAGCACAGTTTCAAGCCGCTTGATCCGAGTAAAGACTTCCTTGAATTGGATTCTAACCTCAGTTTGCAAAGCAACTACATCCTTTTCTAACGCAGAAACGCGCTCATTTATATCTGCCATTAACTAGGTTCCGTAGGCCAATCGCCACCGCTGCCATCCATGTCAGGATAGTTTAGGTTAGGCCAGTTAGAGTGAGTAGTAATATCACGCAGAGCAGTACGATAAGTTACCCATGCACTAGGCACAGACCCACCAGCTTCTAATGCTTTTGTTACAACCCAATCACATGCAGCTAAACGTTTATCTCTTTCTGCCCTGTTACGTGTAGCTACAGCAGCATTAGCAGCAGTGATTACAGCAGCACGTTCCTCGCTGGTCATATCCGTTACACGGCGTGTATAAACTTTACCGTCTGATAAATAAGGCGTGACACTCTCGTTCTTCTGTGTGGCACTATCGTAGGCTAGAAACACCACGACCTCGGCACAGCTATTAGCCGCCAGCCAATCAGCATCAGGGCCAGACTTGGGAAAGGACGTGTTAGGAAACAGAGACTTGTGGTCTGCTATCTCGCCTATAGTGCTGCCATCTAGTTTTGCTATCTTCATGCGTCTTGTCCTTTATCTGTGAATGCTTTGGTTGGTGCTGTAAAATTGCTGGTGTAACGGGCCATGTGGCTAATACGAAATTCATCTATGTAGCCATCCATTAAAAAACTTAAACTATAACCGCCGCCTATAACAAAAAATGTATTAGTGTAATTCGTAGTGTCATTTTGGCTTATTACAGAAGTACCATCTACATATAATTTTGTAACGCCAGATGAACGAACATAAGCAACATGATACCATGTATCAGCACTAGGAGAAACAGACGCATCTGCCTCTGATGTTCCGTAATAAATGCGCCAAGGATTGTTTGTTGCTACACTTGCAAATACCGCAGGGCCAGTTACTGCACTAGGTAAATAACTTGCACCTAGCTGGAACAAACCTTTCCCATTTATGGCATCAAATCTTGCAAAACATTCAATAGTAAAGTCACCTGTACCAAAGGGTTTAAATGAACTACTTGGCAGGGTAACGTAATCACCAGTACCATCAAACACCATTGACGTATTGCCAAACTTAGCTTGCCCTGTGCTGATTTTTGCATTGCCATACAGTGTCAGATTATTCTGTGCAGCACTATCAATCGCCTGACCATCTGCCATGTTTAGTAACAGCTTGGTGTTTGAATCTGTTACAGCTAGTGGGGCTGTTGGTACAGTAATTGTATTACCAGATACATTAATTCCTCCTGTTGAACCATTGCTTAATTTAACGTCTGAAATATAACCGTCCCACCAATATGCTGAAGTATCATAGGTTCCTGAATACAAAATGTTAGATGAAGACCCAATCGTTCCACTAAAACTTGAATTGTAAACGATAGCACCGTTGTGATAACTTTTGAGGGTGTTTCCTGTTCTAGCAATAACTAAATGATTCCACTCGTTTACTTTTAATAGGTTAGACATTATTCCAGCACTTAATAAATCCCAACTGCCACTTGAGCCACTAGAAATCCACATAGCTATTTTAATGCCCCCTCCACTGGATTCTTGTTCTATTGCCCAAGTATTATATAGACTCAAAATAGTATCATATTGAGCAAGGGAATCACACCAGAACCAAAACTCAAAACAAAAGTCATTAGCAGCAAGATTAAAATCAGAACTATTTGCAATAGATAAATAATCCCCATTTCCATCAAGGTAAGCACTCGCCCCGTTTACCGCAGGGTCATACACACTGCTAGTTAGGAATGGGCCAAATGCTGAGACTGCTGGTGTGCCTGTTGGTGTGATTGCGTGACCACTAGCAGAGTTATCAATAAACCTGTTTGATTGGCAGGTCAGTAGTTTGGTATTTGTGATAGCTGTTAGTTTGCTTGTTGATGGGGTAAAGTTACTTGTATATA